TTTATATGACTTCCGTGTAACAGTTTCGTCTGACGCAGCTGATTTAGACAGAAATCAAATGACAGGTAAGATTTATATCAAACCAACCAAATCGTTAGAATTTATAGACATTACGTTCTATATTACTCCAACCGGAGCTTCTTTTGAGAATATATAATAAAAAAATTATGACCCATTGTAATAGTGGGTCATAATAAGCCTTAATATAAAATTATGTTAAAAAATAAAATAGTTGAAGGAATTGATGAGTTTGGTGCTCCTGATGAAAAGTATTACGCGTTTGATTGGGATGATAACATTGTTTCAATGCCAACAAAAATTTTACTTAAAGATGAAGATGGTGATGTTGTTGGAATGTCAACTGAAAATTTTGCAAAATATCGTGAAATAATTGGTAAAGAACCTTTTGAATTTGATGGACATACTATTGTTGGTTATTCTGAAGATGCTTATAAATATTTTGGGATAAAGGGTGACAAACAATTTATAATTGATGCGATGGGTGCTAAACCATCCGCTGCTTGGCCTGACTTTGTAGAGGCCGTTAATAACGGGTCAATTTTTTCAATAGTAACAGCAAGAGGTCATACACCATCGGTGTTAAAAGAAGGTGTTTATAACTACATTGTTTCAAATATGAATGGTATAGATTCTAATGAATTGGTTAGAAATTTAGAAAAATATAGAGATTTAAATGACGAAGGAACAACATCTAAGAGAGAAATGATTCGTGAATATTTAGATTTATGTAAGTTTTATCCGGTAACATACGGAAAAGGTTCCGCGGCTGAAGTGGAATCATTAAAGATTGAGGCGTTAAATGAGTTTGTTACTTATGTTAAAGAAATGTCAAACCATATACAGAAGAAGGCATTCTTAAAAAATAAAATAAGTAATTATTTTGTTCCAAAAATAGGTTTTTCAGATGACGACTTAAAAAATGTGGAAAGTGTTAAAAAACATTTTGAAGATGACCCAGAGAATATTATAACAACATATTCAACAGCAGGAGGAATTAAAACAAAATATTAAATAAATAAAAACTATTAAATAAAAACTAGTAATAAAAAAAACTAGTAATAAAAACTGGATTTCTAGAATTATACAAAAATTAATTTATAAAGTCAATAGAAAAAAAAACTAATAGGTAATATTTATAATAAACAAAATAAATAAAATAAAATTAAAAACAAATAGAAAATGGCTGATTTATTAATGAAAATGCCCATACCGTATGAACCAAAAAGACAGAATAGGTTCATTGTTCGTTTTCCATCAACTTTGGGAATTAATGAATGGTTTGTAGAGACTGCGGCTCGACCACATATAACTATCGGTGCAACCGAAATTCAGTTCTTAAACACATCAACATATGTTGCGGGACGTTTTACTTGGGGAACCATTAACGTTAAGTTTAGAGACCCAATTGGTCCTTCAGCATCTCAAGCACTAATGGAGTGGGTACGTTTATGTGCTGAATCTGTTACAGGTCGTATGGGATATGCTGCAGGTTATAAGAAAAATGTTGACCTTGAAATGTTAGACCCAACAGGTGTTGTTGTGGAAAAATGGGTTTTAGAAGGAACTTTTTTATCTGATGTTAACTTTGATTCGTTAGCTTATAATTCTGACGCTTTAGCTTCTATTACGGCAACATTACGTATGGACCGTTGTATTTTGGTATACTAATTTAAATTATTATATAAAAAAAATATTAATCCGCATATTTCTATGTGGATTTTTTTATTTTATATTGATAAAAAACAAATGTGAAGTATATTTTATAATAAAACTTAATTATTATGGACCAAAATATTATAGACGCGGCAACGCAAAATTTTAACTTACCTCACGATATTGTTACATTACCAACGGGTGGTGTGTTTTACAAATCTAAGAAAAAATCATTAAAAGTTGGTTATTTAACGGCTACTGATGAAAATTTCTTAATGGGGGCGACACAAGGAAATAAAGATAATATTGTAATTTCATTATTACGAAATAAAATATATGAACACGATTTAAGACCGGAAGAATTGTTAAACGGTGATATTGAAGCAATTCTTATCTTTTTGAGAAACACTTCATTTGGTCCTGAATATACTGTAAATTTAACTGACCCACAAACAGGTAAACAATTTCCACATACACTTATTTTAGACGAATTAAACATTAAACAAACATCTAATAAACCTGATGAAAATGGTTTATTTCAAACAAAATTACCAAAAACAGGTGTTAGTGTTAAATTAAGACCGTTAACTTATTCAGATAATCTTGATATTGATAAAATGGTTGAATCATATCCTGCGGGTAGAACAGCCCCAAGAGTTACTTGGAGACTACAAAAACAAATTATTGAAATTGATGGGTCGGTAAACCCTAGTGATATTGCGATGTTTGTTGACACTTTACCTATTATGGACTCAAAGTTTATTAGAAATTTTATGAGAGATAACGAACCTTCGTTAGATTTAACGAGAACAGCAATCGCCCCTTCCGGAGAATTGGTATCTTTCGAGATTGCCTTTGGGGTGGAGTTTTTTCGCCCTTTCTTCTAATCACCGACAACTTCTAATTGAGGAATTTTATTTAATGTCTAAATTTATTAAAATTTCCTACACGGATTTTTACATAATGCCGACTTATGTTAGAAAATACCTTATAAATAAAATAATTGAAGATAATACACCAACTGGGGTCTAACCAAAAAACCCTACTTGGTGTATTTATATATAAACACATTTTAAATGGCGGATATAGTAAAACAAGTTAACGACAGTATTAAAGCAGCTTTTGCTGAATATGGTAATGCTTTAAAAGCAAATGTTACTTCAGATGCGATTAAGAAAATAATGGATGACCTTGATGAAAAGGCTCACGAAGTTAATAAAAGTTTTGCAATAGGTCGTGATAATATTATGGGTCTTAAAGCCGCTATGGCTGATGCGGTTACTTCCGTACAGTTGTTAGGTGGTGAATTTAGTGATATTGCGTTGATTCAAAAAGGTGTGTCTGAAAGTTTAAATAGAAATATTATTTTAAATAAAGACGCTTATGCTCAATTATATGCCGCTGAAGAACTTTCAGGACAAAAGGTTGGAACTATCATAACGGCATTTAAGAACGCCGGGTCTTCAGCATATCAGGCAGGTAAAGATATGCAAACAGTTATTGATTCTGCTAGAGCTATTGGTGTTAATGCTAATGCCGTGTCAAAACAAGTATTAGAGAATACGGAAATGTTAAACCGATATAATTTTGAGGGAGGTGTTGAAGGTTTAGCTAAAATGGCGGCACAAGCGGTTTCTTTGAGAATTGATATGAAAGATATTCAAAATTTTGCGAGTACGGTATTTAAACCTGATGGTGCAATAGAAATGGCTGCAGCGTTACAAAGATTAGGGGTTGCACAAAGTGATTTATTAGACCCATTAAGATTAATGGATTTATCGGCAAATGACCCAACAGAACTTCAAAACCAAATTGTTCAAATGACTCAACAATTTGTTCAAATGAACAAAGCGGGTAAATTTGAAATTTTACCGGGAGCTAAAAGACAATTTATGGAAATTGCAAGTGCTATGAATATACCATACGAAACTCTTACTAAAATGGCTATTGGTAGTCAGGAATTGGATGAGAAGATGAGAAAGATTGCATTTCCTAATTTTGCGACTGAAGACCAAAGGAAAATGATTGCCAATTTGGCGGAAATGAACGCAAAAGGAGACGGATTTGAAATATCGTTTAGTGATAGGGAAGGTAGATTACAAACAAAAGATGTTACAAAACTAGATGATGAAGATATTAAACTAATTGCTAAATCTAGTGAGTCTAAACCAATGGAAGTTATTGCAAAAGACTCATTAGATAATCTTAGGGATATAAAGGCAAATATTGCGGCAATTGCTAGTAAGGGTGGATTTGCTATGGCAGGTTCGGTTCCGGGACAATATATGCAACAAGCCCCAAGAGATGTTTCAGCAACATTTAGAAAAACTTTTGATAATGAATCTACTCAGATAAAAACACTTAGAGAAGGTATTAACAAAAACGTTGGTGGGATGTTAGATACTGTTAATAAACTTGTTTCGGGTGAAAAATCATTACCGGAAGCATTAAAAACATTACAAACATCTTTTGATTCGGCATCTGGATATTTTGGAAAATTTAAAGACGACACTATAAAAAGTGCTAAAGGTGCCGGTAAGGATATGTTAAATTCTGACAATCCATATATTCAAATTATAGCAAAATCTTTAGAAAAGTTAGTGGATAATGAACTGAAAGGTACTGCGGTTAATGATTTTATGATTAATGGTCAAAATTTAGTGACAAACCCTGCTGATACTATATTTGGTGGGACTGGTGCGGAAAGATTTTTAGATGCTGTTAAAAAATTAACTTCTATTGATAATAATATGGGAACTGCGGATAATACGCCACAATCAATGAATTCAACAATGGATATTAATTTTAACTTAAAATTAGATTCAAATCAAAACATAGATATGGCTCAATTAGAGAGAGCATTTAATAATACCGCACTTAAAGAAAAAATTGTTGAAGTTGCGACTTTAGGAATGCAAAGATTTTCACCTGAAGCCTCTGTTAGAAAAAAAATGAACCCATACGTAACAAGTATGAACGGATAAATTAAATAATAATCTATTTATAGATAAACAATAAAAAATGCCAAGTACATTATC